TATGGCTCGGTGTAGTCAACCATCTCTAACCTGTCGCGCCATTCAGGTGGAATGCTCGCCACATAGGCCGGGACCAAGCCCACGTCTGTTGCTGACGCATTTGGCCAATTTGTTGCTGATGCAATCTCGACAAGATCGCCGTTTCTGTATCCTGTCTGGGTCAATGTATAAAGCTTTTGCGCTTTATTTATTGCGCCAAGACTCATTACCTCAGGCTGAGGAGCAGAACGCTTAATTACAATGCGGCCAAACGTACCGAGAACAGCCATTACGTCGAGGAGATCGTTAGGTCACCAGTAAACGTAAATGCAACATTTGTGCTTGTAACGTCACCGACAGTCACGGTTGAGCCAACACTGGTAATCAACACACTGCCTGAAATTGTCTTGCCTGTGGTCAGCGTCAGTGTTGCGGTGATATTACCTTGCGAATCAGTATTGATTTTGGCGTAAACATCATCAAGCAGACTGTTTTCATACAGCAAAGTCGCACTACCTGATGCACCACGTAACCCCGTTGCGTAAGCCCTGCTTGATTCACCTAAGTTTGTTGTCTCCAGTGTGTCGCGTGAAATATCAATGCTTGCGTCACGAACCACAACCGTCGAGTTGAGCCCGGTGACCTCAAAGTTACCTGTTGTGCTGGTGACTGCCATTTGGTACTCCTGTTAGCTCATTCTAAGTTCTGCGGTCAGTTCAACAGTGACGTTGGAACGACCAGGGGCAACGCTTTCAACTTGTGGTGATGTCCCTTCACTGAAAGACCACAGCAAACCCGTACCTGTAGCCCAGGCATTCAGCCAGCTTTGCAATGTTGCATCTGCACCGGCAAACACCTGTGTTGGCAACGTCAAGCTATCAACTGAACCCCTTGCGCTATTGTACGCTATGAGGATTGCCGTTGTGTTGGTGTCGTTGATATTCCCAAACGTCAGGCTAAGTTTTGCTTGGCTGGGCTTGCTGCCCCACAATCTGCGGGTGATCACGCCTGATTGAGATGCCTGTGTTTTGGTCGGCCATGTTGGCGCAACAAAGCTGCGCCTTGTTGGTGCAATGCCGGGGAACGTCGTTGCCATGATTAGGTCATATCGAGGGTTTGATGGTCCAGTTACCAGCGGTATCAAAGCCATCGGCAACCTCCAAGATGCCGGAGCTGTTCACTGGCATGTGCATGGCTTCGATTGTAAACAATCCATCATCTCCTGACATAATTCGTTCAATTTGATAAACGCGCATTTGCGTGCTTGCGATTTTCACGGTAAACACAATGCCCAATGGTGCTGCGGTTGTTCCGTTGTTGCTGACAGTCAATGTTGCGTCAGCCGGTGGCGTTCCTTCAGTGCCATCCCATGCGACCACGTTATAGGTTCCATCCGCTAATGCCTTGGTACTGACTAACGCGCCTTCTGGCGTTACTGCACCATTGTTGAACTGGTCATATTCTGTTTCGTCCATTGCGACTTTGATGTAATCACCGGGCGCAATGTTGGACATTACTCCTTCATGTGTCGTCGAGAAATTTATGACATGTTGAGGTATGCGGCGCATACGGATAATAAACTTTGCTGCATCGATTGCGTGTTGCCTGCTTGTGCAGTACGAACTCATGTCGATCTGTTCAATTGGGTCCGTAGCTGATCCGCCCATGTCGTCATGCTCCCGAACCAGCACTTCACGGACAACGGGGAACAATCCAGGGTTGGTCGGATCCGTGGTAGTGCGCTCCTCGCGGTAGCGAACGCTGACCTGTATCGGGTCGCGGTCTTCTGGGTCAAAGTATTGAAGCTTGAACGAATTTTCAGCGATATTGCCTGCTGTAAATAGCGCAGCAATGGGAACAGCTGTAAACGATATTGCAGGGCGTAAGAAATATTTTCCGTCTGATTCCCCAAATTGCAGTAGATGCGTGGCGGCTAAATCCGCTGACCATTGCCTGACGTTGACAGGCTCAGAAACGGCTCCGTCGTAAAAATACTTGCGATCTTGGCACCACTGCGCTGCAGCCGTGAACTCAGTGCTGTCAATCATGTAGCTCTTGACAAATGATCCCGCCCCAAAGCGGTTGTTTGTCATCAGGTCGTACAAAATGTCAGGAAAAAGATGCGTTGCACCCGATCCACCCAGAAGCCTGGTGCATTCACGGCCTCCAGTGACATAAGCAGAAAATTGACTGAACTGCTGAAATTCAGCTGATGAGCGAATGTTGATGCCAGCCAGCGCAAGGTTGCTGTATAACGGCGTCGAACTGTTCGGCACGATTTCATTGACATAAACAATGCTATGTTCAGGCCCAGAGTCTGCACTGCTGCTGATTTCTGAGTAAACAAAAGTTTCAGCTAATTTTCCATAGTCGTCGATGTAAGTATCGGTGTCTACGAGGGGCAATCCGTTGTAAGTGGGCTCTGGATCGTTCGAGTTCGTCTCTTCGTTGTAATCGTAGTCAGAACTTAAGTCAGGATCAGCGTTGCCAAAAGTAATCCCAAAGTTACTTGTATTAAGTGCAATGCTTTCACCATTAAAGACAACACTTATTCCCCCATCGGAGATGGTAGCTCGACCCTTTTTAGGGTCAAGCACATATAACGCGCTTCCGTAGTGGCCTTGCCGCACCTCAAACCCTGAAAGAGGTTCAAACATAAATTCGCGTGCCTTGATAGAGCTAAATTCAAAGCGAATGTAATTAAAAACAGATTGCTGCGTTTCACTTCTGGCCCCGTAGGCATTACTTAACTCCGTCCAGCTACTGCTTCCAACCGTTCTATATTTAATTTTGAAAAACGAGTATCGCTGCACTGGCGCTGTGATAGTTCCACTTTGATAAAAGTTATTGACAATATCTTCCGGCGGATTGTTTGCAAAAGCTTGACACCATTGCGTATCGGCGTATTCATAAGTTTTTGTGTCTCTAAAGTTGCAAAGGTTGTTTACCCTTATTCCCAGAGTAGATTTCAGGCCGATTTCAACTGCTTGACATGCTCTGGACGTTGACACCGATCCCCGCGCATAGCGCAGAAGGTGGCCGCCTGTCGTAGCTTTCTCCCTTGCGCCTAAGTCGCCGCCTGGGTCTTCGAGTCTCGATGCAGAGAAATTCTTAATGGAACCAGGCTCAACAACAGTGAAAACGGCGACAACAGCTTGGCCCCCGCTGCCGTTTAGCTCGGCCTGCGATACAAACTCCTCTGGAGTGCGGTCTATGCAGACACATAAAGCCGTTCCGATCTTATACAACTCACCCTTTACCAACCTATCGTCCCAAGTTTTTTGCAGCGCAGCAACAGCTGACGCTACATCTTTCGCTTCAGCATCATCATCTGATGCCCCGTAGGCACTAAAAACAGTTCCCCAGTCACTTCCGTTGTGGAGCCTGTAGCTAACGGTATCCCCAACGCTAACTGAAGTCGTGTTTCCAGGGCTTGTTCCTGCGGTGGAATTGATTTGATTGATGCCACTGAATGTTGAAAAATTGGCTCGATATTTGTCCCGTTTGTTCATCTTTGGCGCGTCTACCGGGCAGGCAACGGTCACTTGACCACTGCTACCCGGCCCCGTTTGGCTGCGAACGCCTGGGCTGATTACCGGATTGACCTTATACATCAGGTCGTTCCCAATCGGTGCATAAACGCCAAACGTTGTTTGGGTACTTGGACGGTTAGACGAACAGAAATCTGTTCGGTTTGCTCCGTTCCAGTAGACCCGGAAAACATCTGAGCTAGTAGAGCTGCCGTCATCGTTGGCATTTGACCGGCCAGCTACTCTGTCAGCACCAGCGATCCGTCCTCCATCTTTGCTGAGATACAGCGTCACCCGTGAGGCTGCTTCAGTGGCAGCGTTGCTGTCAAAAATATAACCTTGCAGTGTGCTGCTACCGATTGCAAAGTTGACAGGGTCAACGCTGCTAATGTTGCCTTCACTGAGTAAAAATACGCCGCGTATCATCTGGCCGCCGCCTAAGCTCAAGATCTGGTTCCAGATCATCGGCATGTTGATCCGAATGCCGCCGTAACTTGTGCCTGATATAGTCTCTTTTCGTGCGTAAACAATTGGAATAATGCTCCCTAGTGTTGCAATATCTTGCTGCGAATCAAAGCCATATCTTGGTGCGAATCGACTGTTTCTTAGAACTGTGCTGCCTTCCTCTTGGCGTTGAGTTGGCTGGCCTTGCTCACCTGGAGCTTTTGGCGCGGAGGGTTTTAGCAGCAAAGAAACCGCAATCGAACCCAAGCCGATTACAAGGTTGACGATTGCGACAACTGTTGCGACTTCTGCAGTTACAGCAGGTTGCGGCCCTTCCGCTGCGCGTTTCCTTGCTTCAATATGAAAATGCCGATACTGCGCCTCTGTGAGCCCAAGAATTTCAGCGATATAACGATCAGATGGCAGCATTATTCAAACCTCCGGTATTCCATTTTTTTGCACCGTTCCACCGGGATCCATTGGACGCCTTTGCGCCTGTTGACATGCAATAACCCACCATCCACGACAACGCCAATACCAATATGGTCCGTAGCTCGGAACATCGTCACTGCGTATTCTTCCGGCTTGCCCAAGTCTATTGTACTTTCTCGATACAGCAGAGCTAGACCTTCGTGGTCGCCGCGTTCTGCCATGCTCAACCACTCATCATTCAATGCAGGGTGTGGGACACCTGCAGCGTCTAAAACGTGCCAAGTCATGATCAGGCAATCAGCCCCCTGGCCGTCGTTGGGATCCGCTCGAAACTTATGGGGAAGCCCGATCCAGCGATGCCACATCAGCCCACAACCAATGCGCCACTGGTTGGCAATGCACCAACCAACTCTGTGCTCAGTG